ATGAAAAATAGTCGATTGTTTCTTATTGCCAACAGCTATGTAAAAGTGGTTTGCTCAGAGCCTGCAAAAATTCTTTTGATTAATGAAAAGTATTTCGACAAGTTTTGTAGAGATAGCTGGGCCGACTATCATGGTGGTTTTTTTACCAATTTCCCGGCCATTGTCGAAGTTCCATACGATGGGATTTGGAATATTGTGATTGATACTCATAGTCATGGAGACACTGAGCCTTCAGTGAGCATATCTATTTTGCCTAATCATGAATTATTAGAGCACCAAGACATGCCCAAATAGTAAGGGAAGTCTAATTACAGGCAGTTATCAATGTAGGAGTTCACCATCAACCACAACTGTCATGAGCACTGGGTAGCCACCCCACGTTGATTCCTAGATGAATACCAACTCAGTACTCATGCAGTTGTTCAGCACATCAAACGCTCCGGTTTACCCTTCTTCGCTGACTGATGTGCTGAATGCCGTGGAAAATCCTCCCGTCCACTTCTCTCACAAACTAGCCGAGATCCACGGCATGTATAAACGTAACTTATAAGTAGATTCTATTCAATCAATCTACGTTACTCCCAAACGATCATTTATTTCCCAAGCAATGGTAAAATCATCCGTTAGCAGGCATTTTTCGTTGACTAAGATATTACAGGGAGAAACGCTTCGCCCATTCTGTGATCTGTTCACCGTAGATGAACTGAATGTTGAATGATTCTGTTGGGCTCTGTACCGGCCCCAAGTAAGCAACACAGGGATACTTTTTCGGTCGATTATCAAAAATATAATCAACGATGTCAGCTTCATCAATCAGGTCATCGTCAGCAAAACAAGTAGCTCTAACCCACAAATCATATACAGCTTCGTTAAGCAGTAGTTCCATCGCATTTCTCTGTAAGTAGTTTACCCACATACAGAGTAGACGAACTCATGTTAGTTGTGCTGAAAATTGAATTCACAGATGACCACTTCCCAAATTCAGGAATATCCGTACAGCCTCCTACCATCCATCAGGGAAGTAGAGTTAGTGTATAGATGGTTGTTGGCTGGATGCCATGTTCAAAAAACCCGCACTTGGCGGGTTTATATGTAATTTTGGCAACATACCAAATTAACGTTAAATATGGCTCATTTTGTTGACTTTTGCAATAACTTTGTCGTTAAAATGCACGATATCATCAATTCTTTTGTTATCTACATCACGCAATACGCCTTCATCTAATCGCTCACACTCAAGGATCAAGTGTGCCCAATGATCAGCATAGTGTTTTGACCAATTGTCCGGGGCAATCCCCAGCAAGCTCGCTAATTCACATGCTTTACGCTGCTCTCCATCCATAGCTCTGCGAGTGTAGGCATACTGCTGCACTGCCAGCCACACCAATTGTGCAAGTCGTGACGTCACTTTCTTTGTGATCCGCTTGCCTGCTAACGTCTTTTTGAACTCGTCCCATACATGTTTAGTGATCAGGACTTGATAGTCATAGTTCAGGTCATGCGCATAGCAATACCGAATCCATCCAAGCTGGTGGCCATCAAGTGTAGATATTGCCCGGCGCCACGAACTAAGACAGAACACAATTTCTTCAATTGGTGGCCTTATATCCTTACCGCCTCGAGTTTCTGCACACTTAACCGGATCAGCAATGCGAACCTGCCCGCCAACTTCGCGCACTGGCTTACGTGGATAACGTGACGTGTTTACCAATGCCGCTCCCTGAAACGCATCAAGCTGGCCTTTTGTTGCTCCGACAATGTTTGCAAGTGCCAGCGAAACGCAGCTTCTTACATACTCTAAATGCTGTAAATTCATTACTCAGCGCTCCCCACACGTTACGCTTTGAAAATTGCGCCAACACCCAGCGCGTAATTTAAAAATTCAATCAATAGGAATCGCTGATCCCCGTGTTTCTGCTCCCACGCCCCAACATCCTTGTGCAACTTGTCGTGGCACCGTCTGCATAACGGCAACACGAACAGGTCATGCGTTTTGGTTCCCATGCCACCGAGCCCGTGGTTAATCACATGATGCGGATCGTCAGCTGGTTTACTGCAACCGCAGCACTTTTGCGTTTTTACCCACCGCGTGTATTTCTCACACTCCCACCGCTGTAACTTAGGTTTCAACATAAAGCTCGCTGGTGGCGCTTCATCACCCGAAAGCTTGATAACGGGTTTTACCTGCTCCACAAGATCGGTAACAATAGAGAATGGATCTGGCTCCCACGGGTTAATATCCGCCTCTTTCGTTGTGCCTCCGATGGTGGGGAGTTCCATCCCAGTAATAGCGTACGCAGGAAGAAGGTCTGCTACACCGTTTAGCGTCGCCCACCAGCACACCTCAGCAAATGAAATCTCTCGCCCTTCACTCAGATCCAGTTTGATGCGAATGGCCTCGAGTAAGCATTCAATCCTGTTCTGCATAGCAATCGACATCATGGCTTCTGTGAAATGCGTGCGAGTACGATTATCACAACTCCAGCACAGCCGAACCGCGCTGCCCTCATAGGGTGTTGTCACTAGCTCTTTATGGTGCCAATCCGCATGCCACTGGCATTCATCCTTCTCATCGAGCCATGTGAGCAAACTATCCAACCCACCAGCTGCTCGATAAACACGATCATTAGCCCAGAAAGCAGATAGGCGCGGATCTGCGGCTAATGTCTGATGTTCTGCAGGAATTTCACCCGTTGGCAATTCACGCAGAGCACGGGGTTCATCAGAAATGTACAGGCGTTGCTGTTGTTTGAAATGATGCATCAGACCGGTACCGGGGCGCAGTAGCACTACGCCCAGATCTGACTGAGGAAACGCAGTCAGTAACAATCTCATGCTGCCACCAGCTTTTCAGCCATACGACGAACTTGCGCCAGAAATGCATCACCCCGAGTGATTAGATCATCGCGGGTGACATAACTGATTGCTGGTCCACGCCATTGCTTATCCAGAATGACCACCGCTCCAGCAAAAAACGCGCCGGTAGGCTTTTGCTTCTCATCAGCAGGCTTAAACCACACAGGCAGATCAAAGCCGATACGCCCACGAATGAAAGCAACATGATCGGCTTCTTCTGGCCACCACACTTCGCTTGTCGCAGCCTTAATCAGGAGGATGTAACGACCGCCCTTCTCACGCATAGCCATCGCATGATCGATAATGTGGCGCATGCCTGTGACATATTGCCCTTCATACTCTTTAACGCGGCTGTACGGTGGGTTTGCGTATGCCGCACCGCCTAGCTCTTTTAGACGTTCTGACCAGTCCTGAGTAAGTGCGTTATCTTCAGCGGTGTAGTACGCGTCACATTTGGCATTATCAGCATCAGCAAACAGATCGAGAGTAATTGGCCCGAACATAGCGTTAATGCCCCAAAACAATGAATCTGGAGTACGCCACTGATCGCCAACGTCTTTTAGGTAGTGTTCAGACTCTGCACGTTGTGCTGCTAAATCGGCGCAGTATGGGTTGATATTCATATTCACGACAGCACCTCCAAGCTGACAACCGTTTCAAAATCCATTCGCGGATCAGCTGTTACATACGTCGCACGGCAATGAATTGAGCACTGGTTACGGCATTTCACTGCGTGTTCCATATCTTCTTCGGTACCACAGTTCTCAATGACTCGGGACCATTCATATTCAGCGCGGCGCCACTGCTTTGATGCTTCGCAACGTCTAGCTCTTTCCTGATGAAGTTGAACCAGTGCTGGGCGATGGCGACGAATAACTGGCACGGTTTTAATTTTCATGATCATGTTCTCCAGCCAGTGGTTGGCGCTGAATATTCCTGCTTCGAGAAATCCATATTGACGTAGCTTGCTGGCTGTTTTGCTTGCGTGCCTGTAGGCCACTGAGATCTTGGCAGTCGACCAGCGGCCACCCATTTGGTCGCCGAACTGAGATATGCGGGGAATTTTGCTGGGCGAAACAGCGTCACCGGATTCAGGTTCGCTGAAAAATCAGGATTGCTGGCCCAACGCTCGACACTGAAATCCACAACCAACACCAGCTCGTCAGTGGTGAACCCTTCACGCAGTCGGCCACGGATATTATCGAGTGACGATTTGCAATTCTGGTACCGAGATGCGGTTACTTGGTTCAGGTGTTTGAGTACCTGAATGGCCTGATCGGTAATTTCCACCTCAGGGTCGGCCGAAGGCTGACAAAAGGTTTTAATACTTGATGGTTCAGGTGTTGATGTTACTGATGGATCGCCCCCAGATTCTGACGGGTGAAAACCGCCCTTTTTGCTGGATTTCGACGCGTCGGATTTTGACCCGTCAAATTTTGAGGCGTCAGATTTTGACGGGTCAGATTCTGACGCATGAGCAGCTAGCCGAAGTTTCTCAACATTAAGCTGGTAAATATTGCTGGCGTTCCGGTTACCTGCTCGGCGTTGTTGGCGGCTAACCCACCCTTCTCTCTCAAGTTTACCTAGCGCTGTACGTACGGTGCTTTCACCCGCGCCAATCTGGCGAGCAATGGTGGTCACTGAGGGCCAGCTTTTGCCCTCGTCACTGCTGAAATCTGCCAGACGAGCCATGATGGCCACCTCTGAGAGTTTTAACCCCGCAGCTGCGCAACCGTCCCAGACGTAACCTGATAACTTGTTGCTCATACATCGATCCTTTCAAAACGAGAGCGAAAGAGAATGAGCGGCGATGCACACTCAAAGTCATAGCCCTGACGGCGATAAATCACTTTCTGGTTAATCCGGTCGTAACGGATAACGTGGACAACAGTCCCTTTCCTGTCGCGATAGAAGCGATCAAGAGAAGCAATCCCGTGTGTCATGACGCCCTCCGCTTTCTTGCTATAACACCCACAATGGCCACCGCCCTTCTGTGGTTACATGGCACCCAGCGGTTTGCTATTCTTCGTTCATACCGTAACGGCGCTGGTGGCCGGACGTTTGTAGCTGGTAAGCAACGCAGTTGCGGCACCTGAGTATTTACTGTTAAATTGCTCACGCGATTATTTCTCCACACAAGAATGTTTCGCACCCGACGCCAAGAGCTGCATACTCTTGGCGTCACCCTCTCCCCACAACATTTCTGAAATCACCCAAATCTCAGCTATCAAAGACTGTGCGCGATACCCTTTAGCACGTAGGCGTTTGCTTTCTTCTTGGTCAAGCACGCCATCATGGGTGAACTCGTTATGTGCTCGGCTAAAATCACCCAGCGCCGCAAGCAGATCGTTAAACTTGTGCAGCAGCTCTTCATTTCCAACCTGCTCGATGTCAGGCAGTTTTACGAACACTCCACCAGCGCGTTTGCACATAGCTTCGGTAATATCCGTGCGGCCGGAAAATGCCTCCATCTGAATGGCCATCCCGAACGGCACCATTTGCCCACCGATCTGGCGAACGCGGTTACTCAGCGCGTTATGGGTACCGTTGTGCGAAAGCTGTTGCGCCATCGCTTCATACCCGCCTGGTGTCGATGTGATCAACTTGTGCATTGCTGCCGTCATATCTGCCGGAGCTGGAAAGTTTTTGTTGTCCACAGCGTTGGTCTCTCTTTTGTGGTTTTACTTTTGGTCTGGTTACTTATGATTCTTAGGTGGAAACAACCCGTCTAAAGTGACCACGCAGCCCAGTTGGTTAAAAGCCATTACAATTTTTCGGCACGATTCGAGATCTGGAGCTCTTATCCCTGATTCGTAATTAGCCACCCGAGACTGTGACCAGCCACACTTAGCCGCAAAAGTTGTTTGTGAAACGCCCAGCTTTTTTCGTTCTGATGCAATGTTGTTCATTGTCAATCCTTCGTGAGTATGAATACCGTCATTAAACACGTTTTGTGTTTAGCATGCAAACACAAAACGTGGAAAGCCATTTAACACGCTATGTGATAAATAGAGTTCTATGAACACAAATGAAGAAATCGCAAAACGCCTCAAGAATTTGAGGGAAAGAAAGGGTCTATCTCAAAAGGCTCTAGCAGAGCTTTGCGGATGGAAATCACAATCACGCATAGGCAATTATGAGCTAGGCACTCGTAGTATCAGCGCTGATGATGCTGTCATAATCGCTAAAGCCTTAGACGTTAGTGCTGCTGAGCTCTTATTTGGAGATACCGGATTTAGCAATGTCTCAAATCCTAGGCCATATGAGAGAGGGAATCTCTACCCAGTAATTAGCTGGGTAAGTGCAGGCGCATGGGCAGAGGCCTGCGAACCTTACACAATTGACCAAATAGATGAGTGGTTTGAATCAGACGCGAAGATTGCTGGTACAGGCTTCTGGCTTCGTGTTCAAGGTGACTCGATGACTGCCCCCACAGGCTTGAGTATACCCGAAGGCACGTTGGTGCTGGTCGATACTGGGCGCGAACCAATTAACCATAGTCTCGTTGTCGCTAAGTTGACTGATGCAAATGAAGCAACCTTCAAACGCCTTATCATCGATGCTGGCCAAAAATACCTTAAAGGGCTTAATCCCTCATACCCATTAATTCCAATCAACGGGAATTGCAAAATTATCGGCGTCGCGATCGAGACAAAACTGAGACTGGTTTAGCCCATAAAACCTCAATTTCCTCATAAGGATTTGGGGTTTTACACATCTTTCTTCCCTTCAAATTGCCTCATATTTGCTAAACACACAAAATAAACACATTTTGTGTTTGACATGATAAACACATTTTGTGAATATCATTCATGTCGTAAACACAAATCATGTTCAGCTTATGTTCTTTACCCTTATAAATGAGGTTTTGTGAGCGCTACAAACTACAGAGAGAAGAGCTCGGCCTCACATTTGTAAACCTTCAGCCCCGAGCCCTTCTATGTGTGGAGAGTAATTAATTAAATCTATCTGTTTGTGTGAATTTTAATTAATTCGCACCGGAGATACTCATACCTAAAAAATGTGGAGGAATAATCGTGAAGTTAAGCGAATTATCAGCAAAGACACTCGTTAAGCAGGCGCATGCAGGCACCAAGCTAGTGAGTGGGCAATACCCGGAGGCCGCAGCAATATTGCGTGAAGTCACTACTCGATATGACGTGTTGTATGAAGTGCGTCTGCAAGCCAAGGATGCAGAAAGAAAGCCTGAGCTTGTAGATTTGAGCCAACAGATAGAACTACTAGACAGAATCCTTAGCTGGATTTTGAAAGAGCTTCCTACGCCAACAAAAAAGGCTGCAGCAATGGCCATGAGGCTAAGCTCGGTAATAGAGATCATTTCAAACCTTGAACTCCCAGCACAGGTGCAGATAAATGACTAACTCAATCGTGATCGACATTGAAACTATGGATGTGCGCCCTTCTGCTCTAATCCTTTCTATAGGGGCCTTCGCTTTTGATATCTCAAACATCGAGAAGACACGCAGTTCAATTCTTGAAGTTAGCAGGGATCTAGATGTAGCCGAGTATTCTCCATATGCCTTTTACGCACTTGTCGATACGTTTAATCAGCTTATGTCTGGCCGTTCTGTTGGCAAAGATAATCAGTTCTGGTGGAAAACTCAGGGGGAAGATGCTCATGAAGCTTTAGCCGGTGAGCGCCATTCATTAAGCACGCAGCTGCTGAACTTATCCAGCTGGATCGCTCAGCATAATGATGCCCGGATATATTTTCGTGGTACTGATTTTGATGGCTCCATTTTGGAACATGCTTATCGCCAATGCGGTTTGACCTGCCCTTGGAAATACAACGGCAAGCGAGACGTCCGCACGTATATCGATGCGCTAACTGGCAGCCAAAAAGGTTACATCGTGGACCACCAGCCATGTTTTCAGATTATTAAGCATCATGCACTGCATGATGCAATGAATGATGCTGAGCAAATGGTCATAGCCTACTCTGGCAACATGGCATCCCATTAAAACTGATTATTAGTACCCAAACTACCCGCCAGCTCATACTGTGCTATTGGGCTGGCTATCGAGGAATGACTATGGCGCGAATGCTTCCATTGCTGGAGTGGGCAAAAGAGGAATTTGGCGACCTCGCCCCTAGCGAAAGAATCTTAAAAAAATATGCCAAGGGGCAGATGATCGTCCCACCTGCTCAGAAAATTGGTCGAGAGTGGATGGTTGACCGCAATGCTCGATATGTGGGCATGCTGGTAACACCTGTACTCTCAAAGACGGCAAATCCAATGCTAAAAAGGATTATTTCAGATGGCTGCTCGTCCACGCTCGCATAAGATCACTATACCGAATCTGTATAGGAAATTAGATAAGCGTAATGGAAAGGTCTACTGGCAATATAAGCATCCTATCACCGGTAAATTTCACAGCTTAGGGTGCGATGAAGATGAGGCCAAACAGGTCGCTAGTGAAGCAAACGTAATTATTGCTGAGCAGCGTACAAGGCAAATCCTGTCCATTAATGACAAAATTGCGCAGTTAAAAGGCTCGAGAGAATCCATTACTGTTTCTGAGTGGCTTGATAAATATATAACCATTCAGGAAGAACGAATTAAAAACGAGGAATTAAGACCCAATACATACAAGCAGAAAATAAAACCCGTCCGTCTGTTCCGTGAACACTGTGGTATGCAGTATTTAAAAAGCATTACTACTCTCGATATCTCAGAGATTGTCGATCCAGTAAAGGCCGATGGACACAGCCGTATGGCTCAGGTCGTTCGAATGGTTCTGATTGATATATTCAAAGAGGCCCAGCACGCTGGGCACGTGCCTCCAGGCTACAACCCTGCACAAGCAACCCGACAGCCCCACAACAAAATCTCACGACAGAGATTATCTCTTGTGGAGTGGCAGGCGATTTTCACACAAGCAGATCACCACCCAGCCTATCTCAAGAGCGGGATGCTATTAGCATTAGTCACCGGCCAAAGGATCGGAGATATATGCGCGATGAAGTTTTCGGATATTTGGGATGACATGTTGCATGTAACCCAAGAAAAGACAGGCATGAGATTGGCGATCCCACTGAGCCTCAGATGCAACGCGATTGATATGAGCCTTAGAGATGTAATTGCGGTATGCCGCGATGCCGTTGTCAGTAAGTATTTGGTTCATTTTAGGCATTCAACATCTCAAGCCACACGCGGCGGAAATGTATCTGTAAGTTCGCTGACAACGACTTTTAAGAAATCACGCAACAATTGCGGTATCAGTTGGGAAGAAAAGACAGCACCAACCTTTCACGAACAAAGATCGTTATCGGAACGACTGTATCGAGAGCAAGGAGTCGATACGCAAAAACTACTTGGGCATAAATCTAAAAAAATGACAGATAAGTACAACGACGATCGGGGGAAAGATTGGATGGTTGTTGCTATATAA